GCAGGGTTAGTTGTAAAGCTATCATCTGCTGCTGTTACATATAGCTTAGATGTTTCATTACCTAGCGCTGCCTTAATTTTATGCTCTGTGTATGCGCCCATATTTGTAATAGGTGTGCGTACTCTTTGTGAGTTTAATGCACTTGGCTTAATGATTTTGCGCGCAGCTTCTACCGGTGTGGTATCGCCCTCGGCATCATCTTTATCATAGCTAACGCTCTTTAGCGTTACTGTTGCACCGTCTGGCAAAAATGTCGCCTCTGATGCTACTTCGTCCGGGGTTTTGTCCACGGTTTCACCTTTCGTTTCTGTTGGTTGGTTTTCATCTACTGCGTCTTTTTGTGCAGCAATTTTTAACACGGCAGCGCTTGGAAATGCAGCGCTCTCTACTAGAGATACCTCTTTCAAGGTAGCAGCCGTAACTAGCAGATAATCTTTTTCTTGGCGTGAGTCCTCTACCTCTACACCTACGCTAAGCCCATCCATTAGCTGTTCTTGTGCAAGTAAAATTGCATCTGTGCCGCGTGTGCTAGCGCTAATCTTAAAGCTGCCGTATAGCCCGGTCTTATTGCTTGTAACGCTTTGCATACGGCCTACAGGCTTGCTGTTATCGTGTTGCATTAGTAGTTTTACTTTGCTTGGCTCTGCCACGGTTATAGAGTTTTCTGCAAAGACTACGCGGCCCGCGCTTGTGTTGCCTACCTCGCCATAAGGTGCAATTTTCCCGCTAATCGTGCGCCTATCGCCGTTGTCTACTGCCTCTATATTGCCGCTAAATGTTAGTAGCATTTACTATTCCTTTATCTAGTCCATCTGGGCTTAGTTCCTCTAACGCCTGGGCTTGCTCTACTGTAATTAGACCTAGCGTTAGCATTTTTTCTATTGCCTCTAGTCTTTTTAGAGTATCAGCGCGTAAAAATGTTTCATCAAGTGCAAATCTAACTATGTTGCCGCGCCGCGTAATATCATCCATAGACAAGCGGTTTTCTATAGCGCTAATAAACGGCTGTAATGAGTAAGCTACAAACTCTTTACGCCCGTCTATAATATTTTGGTAAGTCATTGAGTTGTTCATATCCGCGCTTATGTAATAAGCCGGTATATTCATTAAGCGGCTAATCTCGGTAGCTAAATACTGCGAGCTTTCATTGTAGGTCATATCCTTAGGTGAATAGCCCACAGGCTGATAATCCAGGGTGCTAGTTAAGTAGGCGGTGCTGCGATTATTGCGCGCTGCCTTCCACGCGGCTAACAGACCGCTAATTTGCGCCTCTGGTAAATCTGCCCCACTATTCTTAATAAATCCTGTAGCCATAGGTGTAGCAGCTGCAACGCTTGCCGCTTTCTGTATATCTAACGCGGCTTGTATTGTGCGCCCGCCTGTTTCTAATACGCCAGGTAGCAAACTCTGGAAAGTAACTAAAGATCCTACGCCGCTATCTGGTACGCGTACACCGTTTATAGAATAATAATCTACTTGATCACCGTATTGGTCTGTAGTTACTGTTACGCGCGTATTAGCTACCCACTCAAAGCCACTAGGTCTGCCATCATCCTCATATAAGCTAGTAACGCGCCAATAAGCAACGCCATAAAATAATAAACTGTCTACTGTGTAAGCAATAGTCACGCTACGCGGTTGTCTAATGTCTGGTTGATCTAGCCAAACAGGTTTTTGTAATTTACGACCTGTAGATTTTTGTATTAGCTCTAAATCTATGCTTGCTATAACACCGCTTAGTAAATTGCGACACCGTGCAACTGCTGGCACTTGCAAAGCCATGAACCGATCCATAAAAGGTGCGCCGTTACCTTGGCTGTATAAACCACCAAAACTGTAAACGCCTGCACCGTAACCCTGTTGCATTATTGGCGGCGATAATTGCGCCTCAATATCTTTCTTGCGTATGCCTAGTGTTTGCAGTAATCCCATAGAGCGTATTATTGCCTAAAGGTCAAGTATATCTTTACCATACGCCTTGGGCGTGTCTAGGCGTATACCTTAGCCTCAGCTACAGGTTGAGCCATTATATGTATGACCATAGCTAGCCCTATAGGTATATCTACAGGCCCGGCAGACTTACGGCGCACAATACGCCAAGCATCTGGGGTTTGTTTAGCTGCACAGTTAGCCATTTGCTGTATTAGCGCATCTTGCCCGCTATGCCTCAGCCTGTTATTAACTAAAGCATCATACATATCGCTACAAGCGGTATAAAAGCTTTGCCCAGATACATCTCGGGTTTGTACGCCTGCATTTTGTAGCCTCTGGGCAATACTGGCAGTAGTGTATTTGTCGTAGCAGACTAAACGCGGGTAATACAGATCTGACCACTTTTTTATACTAGCTGCTATAACGATTTCATCTACTGCTACCTGTGAGCTGTAGGTTTCTAGTACTGCAACGCCTATTTTGCCATCTGGCAATACTTGGCCCATAACTAAGCTGGCATCTCGGCGGCTAGGGCTTACATCAAAGGCAAATACAGTAAGCGGGCCAGGAACCATTTTTAGATTTATATCGCTTGCATCCTCAACAGCGCCAAAGGGCCAAGGGCTTTGTAGGCTGTCTATCCATTGACTAAGGCTCTCTGTCCTAAATTGCTCTGTGGTCTGCACCGTAAGCGCTTCTTGCAGGGTTTCCTCGGTTATTAGTATGCCTAGCGCCGGGTTAGCAGCTGCCCAGCCTTTACGATCATCTAGGGCGCAAAATGGCGGGGCGCTGTATTCATAATAGCCAAGTGATGCCGGCGGGTTACTCTGGCAGCGCTCGCGTAGCTCATTAAGCGTAGTGCTAAAGGCATCACCCGCGTTAGACGCTAGTAAAGTTTGGCTATTAGGCTTGGCGCGGGTTACAGGCAGGGCAGCGGCAAAAGCTTCTTGGTCTACCTCTCTAAGCTCATCTATAAATAGAAAATCAGCAGTAGCACCTCGGGCGCTATCTCGGGTAGCAGCTCTAACGTCTAACCTAGCCCCGCTTTTTAGGATTATTGCCTCATTACCGTTTGTGTAAAGTATTTTCTTTAGTTGCTTCTTTAGCTCAGGGCTATCTTCAATAGCATTAGCTACCTCTCTAAAGGTAGTAAGGGCCATAGATCTAGCAGAGCTTATAACTATGTGGTTACGTTCATTAAACAAAAACAAGCCAGCTAAAATACGCATACGCGCTAAATGAGTTTTACCGTTTTGCCTAGCGCAGATAGCAAGGCTGGTACGTCTAATAAATTGTTTATTTTTATCTATTGTGAGCATATCGTCTAACACAAAGCGCTGCCACGGTAAAAGCGGTAGGCCTATGCTCTCTGCAAGCTGTGCAACCTCACCGCCCCTAGTAGGCCCAGATAACAAAACGTTATGCAGGCGCGGTTTCACCAGCCCCCGGATAGGCTGTTTAGGTTTGGTACTCATTAGCTCAAACTCTGTTCAGGCTGGCCCAAACAAGGCCCGCTTTGTGTGTTTATGTCCGTTTTCGGAGAGATAATGCCAGAAAAGACAGGGGGGGTAGCAGTACTAGCTAAAAAAACGCCCTGTGACCTATTACCTTTAGATACGTTACAGCGCTTGCAACAGGCCACAGCATTATCAAAACTTACGACCAGTTCTGGAGCTTTGCTTATAGGTATGACGTGATCTACTTGGTCTGCATCTTGCCCACAGTAATAGCAGGTGTAGCTATCTCTAGCTAATACTTTATTTCTAAACCTAGTTCTATAGGCGCGCTTAAGTCTAGGGTCACCTCGTTTAGACACGTTTTAATATGTCCTCATCTTGCGCTTCAACGCAGCTATAGCACCAAGCCTCATAGTCCCTGTGTCTGCTCCATATAATCTCGCTTTCATCACTAGGTAAGCCACAATGCTTACAAATTATTATAGCCATTAGTACCACCTATGCTTCTTGTAATGAGCCCAGGCTAAGCAAGGGCTACCTTTATATCGTTTATCTATGTACTTTAGCCCTAAGTCTATCTGTTTGTAAGGGTTAGTTTCTTTAAGCTTTAACAGCTGTGGTATGCCATAGGCTGTAGATTTAGGATTAGTTGCTTTAGGCCGCCAATTACTTTCCTTTGTGTAAAGCTTTTCTAAACATACAAATTGTCTATAACTGCCTAACTTGATGTGTGCATAGATTTTGTAAGCATCTGTAGCATTTAGATCAGCGTAACTGGGTAAAGTCTGTAAAGATAGCGAGCTTACAAATAAGCATAGAGCTACCCAAAACTTTTGCAGCTTTAGCGAGCTATCGCCCTTCGGGGCTCGCTTGCAGCGCAGAAAGTGTAGCAAGGTAGTCAAGCATTTAAGTAAATTGTGGATAACTTGAACGGGGCTCGGGCGTGTTGTCCACAGGTTTTGCGCCCCTGTGGATAACTTAATTACGCACCTGTCTAGCGTTATCCACATCTACCATAGTTATATCTAGTAGCCCACATCTAGTGCATTGTAGGCATTTAACGTTTGGTGGCAGGTGGTCAGACACTACGCGCTCTAGCTGTAGCGTTACTGTCTTGCATTGTCTGCATTTAGCCTCTATGTAAAGCATAGTTTCCATAGTCCTAATCTACGCGCTCTGGTCTAAAACAGGTAGCAAAATCGCTAGCCTTGACCTTTACTACTAAATCGGTTTCGTGTGTATCAGATCTAGTAAATAGCACAGGTGGCAGGCGTAGGAGAGCCAGGGCAGGCACTAAAAGTAGCCCGTCTGTAAACCTGAAACATATACGGTGATAGCTGTCTACGCCCTGTGTGTACACCGGCACAGCTGCCATAAGTTGTAGTTTGTTATAGTTAAATATAGCTACTTGGCTGCTAGGCGTGTTTAGCCACTTCATCTCTACATCACCTATGTAGCTTTCTCTGTGTTGCTCTAGCTTCTTATTTATGTGGTAATCAGTAAAGTAAAATGCAGGCGTAGGCGTTAGCGACCAGGGCAAAACACTCTCCAAGTAATTAGCTAGCCTTTGCTCGCGGCCATAGTCTGCCTTTATCTGTCTAATTGGCTCCACGGGCTGCCCTTTCGCTATCGCTCATAAATGCTTCCGGCACAGGCTCGCGCTCAGCTACAGGATCTAGGTTTAGCCCTGCCTCTGTAATTACCTCTGTGTAATCCTCTGGCATAAGCCATTGTGCATCATATTTACGCATCCATATCGGCTGGCATTGGTTAGCCTTAACCTTCTCGCGGCACATCCAGCCTTTGTATGGCGCACCTGTCTTACCTATACCCTCTAGCAGCATCCTAAAACCGTGTTTACAGCGTGGCTCGCTTATTAGCTCTTTAGCCCCTAGCTTAGTTTGTAGCGTAGCTAAATCTAGGTCCTTAGTAGCTGTAATTGTAGGCTTTGTAGGCCCTGCAAGGCTTTGTGCCTTGTCCATATCCTGCCGTGTAGGTCTACCTATGCCACCAGGGGTTAGCAGGCCTATAACGCGACCATAAGCGCTAGTAACGCAGTTCTCTACCCAAAAATTAGCATTAACGCCACGGTCTGACCTAACCTCTAACGCATAATCTACAGCGCTTGGCTTCTCATCATCATAGTTTTTATAGGCCTCAGCTCTTACCAATATGTAGCCATCTTTTAGGCTTATATCCTCTATGTATGCAACTAGGCGCAAGCCCGGATATTCTGCCCGCGCCCTAGTTATCCTTGCGTTTACATCCTCATAGCCCTCTAAGAAATTACTCATTTATTGGCCTCTCTTAGCGCCTTAGAAATATTTTTACCGCGTAGATAACCGTCACCGTGGCCCTCGCGGTAGCCTGTGCGATAGGCAGCTAACATAAACATACCTACCATTAGCACCGTAAATAAAATTACTGCTAGATCTATTAACATACAGCCCCTTTAGTTATGGCTGTTAGGTCTACCTGCTAAGTAGCCCTCTCAGCGTGTAGTAAAAGTATGACCTATGCCTGCGACATATTGCTAGTTTTCTAGCGGCGTGTCTTTCCTTGTGTCTTTATCAGCCTTAGATTTTAGCCCATTACCAGCTAACACCCCGCCTAGCGCACCCGTTAAAAATATGGCTAAAGTCTGTAGCAACTGTATAAAGTCACGGTCATTAGGACTTTGTGCATTTATAGGCTGTGTTACAAATACCAGGGCATAAACAGCGCCAAAGGTAATAGTAAAAAAAGTTACAGCTAATACAGCGCCTATAAAAAAGATTAAGCGGGCGTGTATGTCCTCAGGGCTTAGCCGCCTTGCCGGTTTAATCGTTGATCCTAATAAGGTCTTTAGTACAAACGCCTGTAGCTTCGCATTGGGGCGGGTTACACTCGGGCTTTTCCCAGTTTTCATAATTCTGGCAAGGATAGCGCACCCACCCGTCATAACCACAGCCCACTAGGAGCGTTATACAGAGCAGCGCCCCTAGTAGGGCCTTAGTCACTTTGCGCCTATACCAAATTGCTTCTCGTTAGGCTGTACAGCTTTTAATACTGGACCAATAAAAGCGGCTATAAAAGCATTAGCCAATACTTTAGGGTCTGTTATGCCTGCTAGGTACAAGGCTGCAACGCTAGCTAAAGCCGCGCGCCCGTAACTATAGGCCGCTGCCTCTAGTTGCTTTCTATTCATTGTGTTACCTGCTCTGCCCCTTGCGTTTTGCCCTTGCTTAACCTTAGTATTATTTTGGCAGCTTTAGCCTCATTTACAGCTATCTCAAAATGCATTTCATCCGCGCGTGTCCACTCGCCGCCCCAGGCTAGCCCCCATTTTTTGCATAACGCCTTAATCATTGGCACTTTCTCGGCTGGAAATGTACCGCGCTTAGTTAGCGGGTGTTTAGTAGCGTTTAGATCTATAGCTGTACCGCTGCTATGGCAGCTAAGTTTACCGACCACGCCCCTAACATCTCTAAATGCGTAGCCCCACTCATCCCACTCGCCCTCATCTATCGGCTCTATCAGCGCGTGAAACTCAGCGGCAAAACCTACTAGCAAAGGTGCTACAGCCTCAGCGCATCTCAGTTTTCTATTAGTACCCGGCACGGGGTAACTCTTTATGCCAATTTCTGCCGGGTCTTTACTTGCAGGCCAGCCGTTATAGCTCGTTAGCATTTACAAACCTAAAGCTGCGATTTCGTCTGCGGTCAGACCAAGTGCTGCAAGTTTAGCCTCGGCGCTTGCCTTAGCATCTGCCTTAGCCTGTGCTGCTGCTTCCTCTGCTGCCTTGATTTCTGCAAAGGCAACTGCATCTGCCTCGCGCTGAGCAACTTCTTCGGCAGTTAGTTCTACCTCAGTAGTTACTCCAGTTGAGCAGTCTACGATTACTTTGGTTGGCATTGTTTTCCTTTCGTTATGAGTTCTTGATACCGTATATGGTGGCTGTTGTGTATTGGACAAATTTCAAGGTATCAGGCACAAGAGTTATTTGGTTAATTGCTGCCGTGTTAGACCATAGACCAGCGTAAAAAATCTGATAAGAACTGGTTGCATTATTTTCAGTAACTCCGTCTACAGAATAAGATTTGTTAGTACTACCAGCATAATTAGGGATGTATGTACTAAAATTACTAAATGTATTAGCGGTATAGGTGCCTTCATTAGAAACTAGTGTGTACTCATTAGAAAAAGCAGTCGAAAATGTAGAGGAACCATCTCCGCCTAACGCCCGCCTAGTATACCCAGTAGTGTTATTGTTAAAATAAAACCTGCCGTAATAAGGAGAGCTGCTTTCTACTCTGCCAGAGAAATAAACCATTAAGTCTGTGTAAGTGCCAGGGATGCTAGTAAAGTCAATACTGCTAGCCCCACCACTACCCACAGTTGTTGTGGCTATTGCCTCGTATGTGTTAGCCATTATGCCGCCTTAATTCCGTAGAGGGTGAAGGTGCTGCCAGAACCAAAGTTTTTGCTATTTTGGCAAATTATAGACATTGAAGTAATTGCGTTTGTGTTTCTCCATAACCCAACAAACGCTTCAACGAGGTTAGTCGCTGCATTTCCTCTAGCCAGCACCGTCTTATATGTCGTTGAGTTTGAATAATTGTTAATGTGAAGTATGTTGATTCCATATTTGTTTGCATCTATTGGAACGTCACCGCACACTATACTTGACTCGCTTGTTCCCCTAATTGAAGCAGCCGAACTTCCATTTCCATATAATTCGGTGCGAGAATAGTTGGAACCACTATCGGAATTAAATCTTAATAACATATATTGTAATGATGCATCTGTCGTGTAGCAGTTAGCAACAACAATAATGTCGGTATAACTTCCACTTATTGAATTAAAATCTACTTGGTTTGTAGCGCTTCCCAGCGTAGTCGTGGCTATCGGTTCATAAGTTATAGGCATTATGCGGTCCGTATTCCGTAGAGGGCAAACTGGGTGTATTGAGTAAAAGTTCCGCTTGATGCAAATAACCTTATTGCGTTAATGGCTGAAGTATCGCGCCACAAACCAGATGCTAAAGCTATATTGCCAGAGGAGTTATCTTCGCCGCCGTGTAATGAACGAATAGTTTTATATTTATTAGTATTTGCATAATCTAAAATGTCTACAATAAAAGGAGAAATATCATTTGCTCCTATAAATCCAT